GGTGTAGTTCTGTTTTGCGAAGCCCTGGTACGCGTTCTGGATCATATCCATGGACGTGCCCATCTTGTTCGCATTGTCGGCCATGTCGATGATGGCCATGTCCGCCACCTTGGCGGCTTCCTCGGTGTTACCTCCGAGGGACTGGAGCAGGGACGCCGAGAAGCTCGTGACCGTGCTCATGTAGTCGTTGGCAGACATTCCTGCCGTCTGGTAGGCGCGATCCGCTGCGGCGATGACTGCGTCCGCAGTGTCGCCGAACAGCGTCTCGACGCCGCCCACGTTCTGTTCGAGAGCGCCCACACTGCTGAGGGCCGTCTTCCCGAGGTTGACCAGGCTATCGACTGCCCTGGTCATCATCTGGCCGCTGAACACGCCCAGCGCCTGCTGTGCGATGCCTGCGACCTTGCCCATCCCCGACTGTAGACCGCCGGAGTCCAGGCTTGTGTCAAATTTTAGGGTTCCATCTGATGCCATGACCTTACCTCGCTACCATTCAAGAGTGCGGCAGGGTTGCCGCCGTTCATAAGTAGGTTGTTTAGGTCACTTTCGAGCTGCTGACGGTCAGCCGACTGAGGGAGAGCGTAGATGCGCTTCATCTTCTCATAGTGCTGCCGCTGCTCCTTGGACATCTTGGCCGGGATCTTCATCGTGCGGTAGCCGATGATCTTGACCAGCTGCGTGTCCTCGGGTAGCGATCTAAAGAGCGCTCGGAACTGCCACCAGTGGAGGGGGCGCCGCGCCAGATCCAGGCCGTAGGCCTGCATGAACGCGGAAAAAATATAGTCAGCGTCGTGCTCGTAGGAAAAAGGCGGCTCGTCGTTGACGGTGTCGTCTGCGGACTTGCCCGTCGTCTCTGCGGGCTCCACGCCGCAGCGGTAAAACCAGACCATCTTGCTGATCGCCTCGTCGAGCACATCAGGGTCAAAGATGACGCCGGGGAAGTATAGCTGGAGCGCGGTCTGGATCTTCTCCAGATCATCGAGCTCAGGATCTTGCAGCACTTCCTCGAACAGTATGCCTGTCCGGAAGTGCGTGCTGATCGGGACCAGCTGGCCCGCGATCTCTACCTCCTCCGGCAGCCCGTCGATCAGCAGGTTCAGCGCTTTTTACCCTTGCCGTGCTTCTGAGAGACGAACTGCGCGGTCTGCATATTACGGACGGCGTTCTGCTGGCGCTGGGTGTAGCGGTTGGTGAGGTCGTTGAGAGCCTTGCGCTCACCAGCGGCCCACTCGCTGACCTTCTCGATGGCCATGAGGTGATCCATGACGTTCATCTTGCCGCCGAACAGCTTGACAGCCGTGCCGGCGCCGAAGATCTCGTCGAAGCAGGTGTTGACGACTTCGCACTGGGCGCGGTAATTGGCCGCAGCAGTCGGGAAGCTCTGACGCTTCGCCTCCAGAGCAGAGTCGCGCATTTTAACCATGGCCGTCTCGAACTTCTCCATGAAGTCGGCGTCCATCAGATCGCCTTCGAGCTTGACGTTGTTAATGATCAATTCCATTATTTTGTTTTCCTCCATTGGTCGGCGCTATAAAAAGAGCACCAGCAGGCTGCACCGTTTGGCCTGCTGGTGCCTGGTCGCTCACTGCCTGATCAGGCCAGTCGCGCGGAGCCAGTTGTTGCGTTGTTTAGGACTGAGCCGCAGCTGCTGCGGTGTCGTACTTGCCCTTGAAGTCGCCGGCGGTGAACTTCTTGGCCACGGTGTCGAACTTGCCCAGGACGGGATCGCCGACGGCGTGCAGAGTGCCGGTGACGCTGATCTTCTCGCCGCCGGCGCCAGAGTTTTCGCTGACCTCGTTGGCCACGGTAAACTGGCGGGCGGTGTATTCGGCAGAAGTCTCAGAGGGCTCGCCGACGGGGTTGAACAGCTCCACGCGGACATACTTCAGCTGGGCGTCGCTGCCAGTGGCGTGATCGCGGCCCATCTTCCAGAGCTTGTAGATCGCCTTCTGGGAAGGGATCAGGCGGGACTCGTAGGCGAACTCGGTCTCGTAGCTGGTGATGTCAGTGGATGCAGTGACCTCGTTGATGTAGGTCTCGCTGTCGGTCTGTGCGTTGGGGCTCTCGTCCAGAGTGGTGAAGCCGGTGCCCATGAGCTCGAAGGCGCCGTCGATCTCGGCATAGTCCGCGATGGCGTTGCGAAGCAGGGCAGCACGGCTCTCGTCAAAGAGCTGAAGATCAAACTTTTTCATGTGCTTATGCCTCCTTGTGATAAATGAGTTCTAACTGGATCTGATAGCGTGCGTTCCTCATGGACTCGTCGAACATATAGCCAGACGAGAGCACGCTGAGCTGTTCCGGGTGCATACCCTCCGGCAGCTCCGGGAAATTGCCGGCCGCCTCCTGAGCCTCGACCCAGTTGGCGAAGTCCTCGTAGAAGGTGCTGTTGGCAATGTTCTGGAGCCGGTCCATGCTGTAATACTCCCGGCTGCCGAAGTTGAACTGGTAACGCCGGTCGGAGCTGCCGTCGATGTACGTCTCGATGATGGGGTTGAAGATCCCCGTCTCGATGGTGTACTCCTGCGGCTTATCTCCCAGGGCGTCGACGCGGAACACTCCGGCGCTGAGGAGAGGGCAGTCCCTGAAATAGTTGGCGACGCCCTCGATGATTGACTTGACCATGTTGGGCCTCCTTTACTTTCCGTTGACCAGTCTCAGGATCTGCGCTCTGTGTGCGGTTTTCATTCTCTCGAACCACATACCGCCGCGCCTGGAGTCGTAGCTCCGGGTCTGGCTGGTGTTGTAATACTGCTTGCGGGCGTAGGGTGCGATGTACTGCACCTCGCCAGAGCCGATGACAGTGCCCAGCGTGCCGGATCGCTCCAGGGCGCCGGTGCGCTTAGGGACCATCGGAGCGCAGAGCCTGAGCACTTCGCTGTCGATGATCTCCTGCTTTCTGCTGAGCACTTCGTTCATTCTCGGGGCGCAGCCGGCGTTCCAGATCAGCTGGGCCTTGCCGTTCTTTCCCTGGATGATGACGCCCCTGGGGTTGGTGATGGGCTTAAACGCCATTTTACTCGCCTCCGATCCGCCAGTGCTTCACGGCGGCCGAGCCTCTGATGGTGTTGTCAGCGTACTCCTTGACGTGGATCAGCTGGCTGTGAGCTGCGAGCTCCTCCAGCGCTCCGGCGTCAATGGGATCTGCCAGCGCGGTCTCCATCGGCACGACGTAGTCGCCCGTCTGAAGTGTCCAGCAGCCGGCAGCGGCCGCGTCGTCCATGCGGGCATACTCAGCCTCGGAGACGTAGCTCCGGCCGTTCTGGACCGTTGCGTTGGCCGGGATCCGCAGCTTGTAGGCGAGGCTCTGGGAGTGAGCTCCGTCCGTGGAGTGGCCGGAGCTCTTATTTTCCAGAAACGACGCGCTGCGGATGCAGGTCGGGAAGTAGACCTCTCGACGGTCTGCACTCAGTCGCTTATTAAAGACTGTGATCGCTGTCTGAACATACACGGCCGCAGCCTCCCTTCAGGACCCGACTCAGCCATCCGGTCGGCAGCAGGTAGACGCGGACGGCCTCGTAGATCTTCTTCCGGAGAAGTTCCTCAGCCGTCTGGCCATCCTGGCCTTCCGTGATGTAGGTCACGGAGTAGCCGTCGTTGGTCTCGCTTTTCACACCTGCCGCCTGGTTGCCGTTTGCACTGGCCTGGGTATTGTAGTAGTGGACGACCTCCGCCGCAGCGCAGACCGCGAGCTTCACGCGGTTGTCCTCTTTGGCGAAGATGTCCCCGTTGATATAGGTCAGGTAGCCGATGACCGCCTCCGCCTTGGCCTCGACTTTGGAGAAGTCAGCCTCGGGGATCGTGTCCCCGAAAGTCTGCTTGTAAAAATCATAGGAGACGTACATCAGGCTGCACCTCCTTTACTTAGGCGCCAGGAGTCAGGACAGCGAAGGGGAAGCGCTTCGCCTTGTCCTTGGCCATAGCGTTGACAGGGTTGGGGATCTCCCAGCCCAGACGCATTACGGCACGGAGAGCGACCATGTCGTTCTGCATCAGGTTGTAGGCGATGGAGCCGTCAGTGTTCTGCACGACGCCCTCAGTGAACAGCTTGAAGGTGATGTCCTGGCGAATGGAGTACACCAGCTGAGAGAAGTCGCCGGAGATCATGTGGGCCATGGTCTTGTCGAAGGCACCATTGCGAGGGAACTGGATGGCGGAGCCGTCCAGGGTATAGTTGCCAGCCTGCTGCATGGAGTTCAGGAACAGAGGACGCTCGTTGCCGTCCTTCAGGCCGCGCAGCTTAGCACGCATACCGATGTCGGCCACATGGCCGGACACGAAGTAGCCGGACTCCTCCACCTTGGAGATGGTGCCGCCCTCGCCGAGCAGGTCAGTGTAGAGATCATCGGAGATCTGCTTCACTGCGCCGGCAGCAGTAGCGGAAGGCACCAGACCATCACGCCAGGTTGCAGGCTTGTCAGTGCCGAACAGGATGGCGGCGTCGATAACCTGGCCAAAGGCCTCCTGGATACGAGGACGGACCTCGCCCCAGATGTCGTAGTCGGCGTCGTCCAGAACTGCCTCGGGGATGGGAACGATGACCGCGATCTCCTCGGCGATGATGGTCTTCTTGTCCCATGCCTGCTTGGTGGTCTTCTTCTGACCGGTGTCGCCGTTCACGAAGTAGGCGATAGGCAGAGCATCCAGAACAGGGAGACGGGTCTGGGCTGCAGTCATGTTAGCCAGACGGCGGCCCATGGAGAGGACAGCGGACTGGGCGATGGCGCCCTGGATGATTTCCGCAGCACGCTCCTCGGGGATCAGGGACTCGGCGCCGGATCTGTCGATGATCTGGGCGTCAGTCTCAAACAGCTGAAGATTAAAGAACTTTTTCATGTGGTTATACCTCCATAATTTTGTGAGTTATCTCCGCGCCGCTCTGCGGATGGCGTCGTTGATGAAGGAGTTGCTCTTGGTATCAGAGCCACCTGCACCGGAGCCGTCCGTGCCGGTCTTCACGCGGTAGGATCCGCCGCCGGCAGTGGTAAAGCGCGGGTTGTCTTTCAGGAACTTAGTGACGGCCTTGTCGAAGTCCAGCTTGCTGTCCTCCTTCATGAGAGCCTGGGCCTTGAACATGACATAGTCAGCGTCCTCGTCGCGGACCCCCTTCTGGCGGAGTGTCTGGGCGTTCTTCAGAGCGTCACGCTCTGCGCGAGCTTCGTCGCGCTCTCTTGTGATGGCGTCCACGTTGGGCTTCTGCGCTGCCTGCTGGGCCTTATAGTCCGCGATGGCCTGGTTGATCTGCTCCTCGCTCAGACCCTGCTGCTGGAAGTAGGAAGCGAGAGCAGCCCTCTCAGCACGAGAGGCTCTGGCGTTTGCGATCTCCTCGGCCTGCTGGAAGCTGTAGCTGGGGCCAGCGTTGCCGCCATTGTTCCCGGCGTTTCCTGCCTGGCCGCCGTTGCCAGATCCGGCGTTGCCGCCCTGGCCATTGCCAGCGCCGCCCTGGCCGCCGTCGTCCAGGAGCTGAAGGTTGAAAAACTTGTGCATTGTTATTCCTCCGTTTTTGTGATGAGTCGTGATCATTCCCGCCGCATTTAGGGAGCGGCGTCTGCCCATAATAAAAGCACCTTGCGGCGCTTAAACTATTGTGATATTTCCGTAGCTGCCCTGGATCCCGTAGATCCCCAGCAGCCAGGTGTCGATCAGGGCCTTGCCGATGTCGTTCAGCCGGTCCCACTTGACCTGCACGTTGCCGGGCTCGGTGATGGCCTCGATCTGGAGGCCGGCGATCTCCCGCAGCCCCTCGATCAGTGTCAGCGTGACCGAAGACACGGCCGCGCAGATGATGTTATTGCCAGGAGGCACGCCAGCAGGCCGCTCAGCGTGCCCTGTGACGCTCAGACTGTTCTCGTCGACGTGGATGTTGATCATGTGCTTCCTCCTCTCTGAGCGGCGTCCTGGTCCGCTCTGCGGCGCTTCTCGGCTCGTTCCTGAGCCTTGGCGATCTGCTCAGCCTGCCAGCGGGCGTAGACCTGCGGGCTCGGTGAGATCCTGCCTGTGGTGCGGCCGGTATAGACGCGCTCCATCTGCTCCTCCAGGCCCATCGCAGCGGAGAAGCTGCGGTACTGCTCCAGCTGGGCCTGGTACTTACACTGGGCGATGGTGATGTCTTCCTTGTCAGCTCCGGCAGTGCGGAGGAGCTGCACCTGCTCACGCCTGGCCCTCATGGCCGTCTCCATCTGCCTCTGCTTCTGGGTGGCCTCGTAGGCGTTGTACTCCTTGCCCCGGAAGCTGCGCGGGATGGCCTCCCTGCGGTTCTGCTCCTCCAGCCACTCGTCTGTGTAGAGGCGCTCGCTGATGCCGGGGATGAAGGGGTAGTAGGTGTGCCGGCAGTTCCAGCCCAGCAGGCCCGGACCGGTGCCCAGGCCGCACTTGGTCGTCAGCTTCTCCTGGTGTAGACCTTGCCCTGCCATGCTGCGTGCTCCGGTCTGGCGCCTCCGTGCCATGTGACCTCGAAGTAGTTGGTCCCCAGGCGCTGGGCGTTCAGATCTGTGACGTGTTGCGTCAGCTGGCCGAAGCCAGTGAGCAGCGCACGCCGGGCAGCCACGTCCACGCGATTGTGCCAGCCGCTGGCGTAGTCCACGCCGTAGTCGCTGCCGCCATCGCTGAAGGCGTGGTCAGTTCGGAGCCCGGAGGCCGTCATCTGACTGACCAGGCGCCGGACCAGTGTGTTGTAGTCGTAGGCGCCGTTGGCCATGCCGGTGATGGCGTCGTCCAGGTAGCGGTTGTAGACGTCAGACAGCGGCGTGAAGATCTTCCGGCCGCTGCCGTTCTCCAGCATGAAGCCGGTGCTCTTGGTGATGTTGTAGAGCTCCTCGGTGGATTGCTTCACCAGGGCGTCGGTGATCTGCTGGAGCTCAGGGTTCAGCTCGTAGGGGATGAACTCCTTGCCGATCTGCTCGTAGAGCGACCGGTCGCGGGTGTATTCCCGCTCGATGACCTCAGCGTAAAGCCTGCGGACTTCTTCCTCGTTTCCGCCCACGGCTCTCCGGATCAGGTCCTCGATGTCCTGGGTGCTGTTGCCCAGGATGACCAGGCGCTGGATCTGCCAGTCGGCGGCGTCGGTGATCCTGCCGGCCTTCTGGATCCTGCGGATGATGTCGTCCATGATCGACATCTCCAGCGCTCTGTATTTCGCCTCGACTCCGGCGGCGAGTAGGTTCTGATAACTCTCGTCCATCGGGTTACATCATGACAGCAGCGGACTGATCCGGCAGCTTTCCAGCTGCGACTTCCTCAGTCTCGCCGTACCACTTGGCGCGGTACTCCGGCAGACCCATGGCGCCCATGGCGACGTCCTTGCGGTCCTCAGCTCGCTCGGTCTGCTTGTCCTCGATGATGGAGTCGTCGAAGTCGATCACGATGTCGGTGTTCTCCACCAGGCCGGACACGTTGGCGGTCACGCCCAGGCGGATGATCGTGCGGATCAGATCGGTGAGAGCGTCCCGGAGGATGATCTCGTGCTTGCGGATCGTGCGGTACATATCGGAGTTTTCGCTGATGACCTGGGTGGCCGTTGCAACCGAGCCACGCTCGAAGCGGTAATACTGGGTGCCGAAGCCACACTTGAAGCTCAGCAGGTTCAGATCGTTGTTGATGGCGGTCTCGTGCTCCTCGATCCGCAGCTCCATGTTGACCTCGCGCATGGCTTCCTTGGTGTTCTTGAAGTAGTCCTCCGGCAGCGTGTAGAAGATGCTGTCGTCCGGATCAAATACCTGGGAGCCGTTGGCGTCGGTCAGCATCTCAGGCGCCACGAAGACACGCTTGCGGCCGAGGGTGAACTCGTTGGCGTAGCTGTCGTACTCCAGGTCGATCTTGGCCAGGACGTCGATGCTGTTGGCAAAGAGGGCCACGCCCATCGGGTTCGTGTCGTCCTCGTCGACGTTGTTGGCGATGTTCAGCTTGTCGATGATGAACTGGGGCCGATTGGAGCCGGTCTCGACTGTGGTGGCCAGACCCTCGAAGTGCGGGATCTTGTTCCACTCCTCGGGGGTCAGCTCACGGCCAGCGCCAGAGCTGCACTCCACGACGGTGTTCTCGATGACGTACTGATAGCCCAGATCCTCGCCGTTCTCACCGACCAAAGGCGCCAGCTTGTGGTGCTGGAAGTTGGCGTACTTCTTGCGCTTGTAGGTCTTCGGGAAGACGAAGATGCACTCCGTGATCCTGGAGTTCTCCCAGGCAGTCGGGAAGATGTTCCTGGCCACCACATAGTCCAGCTTGACGTCGGCGCTGATAATGCGGCCCTGATCGTCCAGCTCTGTGTTGGTCAGGTAGGGCACATAGGCCACGGTGCCGCAGGCGGCCTTGCGCTCCTGGTACTCGTTGCCCTGCACGGTGAAGTTCGCAGCATCGAGGACGCTGCGGACGTATTTGGCAGTGGTCTCGTCCTTGATGGTGATGGTGACGCGCTCGTTTAGCAGCAGGTCGCTGATGTCCTCGCAGATCTTCTTGGCCATGCCGAGGCTCTTGCGGTGGCAGCGCTCATACTGCCCGGAGCCATGGTAGACGCGGAACTGGTGGAACTTTCTCACGTTCGACCTGTACCAGCTGTCCCACATGGCGATCTTGCTATAGAAGGAGCTGTCGATGGTGTCGATGCCCTTCTTCTTGAAATACTCGAAAATGTTCATTTTATGACTCCTTCCGGCTCCTCCTCTTTATCCCTGACGGGTAGGTAGTGCTTTACTTTCGACCACATTCCCATGACCAGGTAGCGGATCGCGTCCATGGCGTGGTCGTCTTGTTTGACCGGCACCTCTCGACCCTTCTCGATGCTGTCCTTGTCGTACTCATACAGACCGAACTCCCGGACGGCGTTCTCCTGGTCTGGTGAGACAGTCAGCAGCTTGAAGGTGAGGAGCTTCTGCACGCGGGAGATCCCCAGCGCCACCTCGTTCTCGGCGTCACGGATCAGCACGGTGTAGCCGGTGCCTCGTGTGGCTCGTTTGATTTCCTCCATCAGACCGCGAGCCGACGGGTCAATGAAGGTATAAAAATAGCTGCACGAGTAGGTCTCATGCAGCTCGTCCAGGAACTTGACGAAGTCCTTGGCGTATTCGCTCGGGCTTTTCTGCGTGCCGGACTCCCGGCCGCTGTGGTAATACTCGGCCAGACCTTCCAGCCGGCGCTTGGACTCATTCAGGCCCGCAGCCTGGAAGGTGGTGGCGTTCTGCTGGCCATAGTCCACGCCGACGCCGATGATCCGGTAGGCCTCGGCCTCCGGTCGTGCGATGGCAGCGTCGCCGAACATATAGTAGATCAATTCGTCGACGCCGATGGAGAGCCCCAGCCAGAGCCAGCGCCACTGACGCTCGTCGACTTCCCGGAGGATCTCGGCGGACTCGATCAGCTTGGCGCCCAGCCACTCCGGAGGCACGTCCCGGTAGTCCACATGGACGTGGATGCAGTCCGGGCGCTTCTCCATCTTCCGGCACCAGGTAACGACCGGCGCGTTGGGGTTCTTCGGCGGGTTGTAGAGGTAGAGCATCTGGAAGCCCTCGGCGTTGCCTCTGATGAAGGTCGCCTCGATGTTCTGGAGCTCGTCCTCGCCCTCGCCGTCTGTGAAAAACTCACTGACCTCGTCCAGCAGGACCAGCTTGATCGGCTTGTTCTCGTCAATGATGCCCTTGGTGTCGTCGATGCTGTCGGATCCGGTGAAGTAGATGGTGTTCCCGTTGGCCTTGTAGGTGATTTCCATGGGGCTGATGGTGATCTTGAACAGCCGCTCGTCGAGGCCCAGCCTCTTGATGGCTCTCTTGATCTCCTTGTAGACCGTCTTCCGGAGCTTGTTGTGCCGCTTGCGGATGACCACGGCAGAGCAGTCCTCCTCGTTGACGATCTTATACACGACCTCGATGGCAGCCTCCGAGGATTTGGTGCCGGCGCGGCCAGAGGTCAGGATCTTGTGAGTGTGGTCCCGGTCGTTAAAGACTGGCCAGAACTTCCGGATGATCAGGTCACTGATGCGGATCGTTCGTGTCATTGATGATCACCACTTTCTCGATCTGATCCGCGCCGTCGTTAATCTTAGCCTTTAGGGCTTGCAGCCGAGCCTTCTGCTCCTCGGTGGCAGCTTCCCAGTCATTATGCAGCATCTCGTCGTACTGCTTGATCAGGCCCCGGAGCGTGTCCATGGCTCTCGCCTGGGCCTTCATGAAATTGGCCTGCTTGTCCCAGGCCTGCTGCACCTCCCACTTCTCGCCCCAGGACTCGGTGCCGCTGCGGTCCTCGATCTTCTCGATGGTCTTGTCCTCGGCGTCCTTGACGTAGGCGATGCGCTGCGCTCGGAGGATGGCCGTGTAGGAGAAGCGGATCTGGTCCCAGAGCAGATCCAGCGGATCGGCGTCCTGGATTTCTCCGAAGATCTCCATCGTCTCCTCCGGGAGATACTTGGAATAGAAGCCGAACTTCTCGGCCCTCTTGTTGCCCTTCGGCGCCGCCCGGTTCCTGTTGCCAGGCTGACCGCCTCGTTTGCGAGCGTTCGGTTTTTCAGGTTCCGAGCGCTCGCTATCCCATTTATAGGTGCACTTCCATCGTCGGACGGTTCCCTCCGGGATGTCCAGCTTCCGTGCAATTTCGATTAGTTTGAGGCCCTGCTGGTACAATGCAAGGGCCTCGTTTACTTTCGAGTTCCTTGCCTTGGGCATGGTCTCGCCGCCTCCTTATTCGGTGTTTTGAAAAGAAAGAGAGCAGGCCGCCTGTGCCTGCTCTCACAATTCCACGATAGCATTATACCATGGATCTCTTTGCAATGTGTGCTGACTTTTCAGAAGTCGTTCAGGATCTCGTCCTCGGCCTCCTGGATGCGCTTCTCGGCTATTTGGAAGTATTGGTCGGACAACTCCATCCCGATGAAGCTGCGGCCAGTTTTGACCGCTGCGACGCCCGTGCTGCCTGATCCCATGAAGGCGTCCAGAACAGTGCCGCCAGAGGGGCAGATCGCCAGCAGCTGCTCCAGGAGTTCGACGGGTTTCTCCGTCTGGTGGAAGCGCTGCTTCGGGTTGACCATCGGGACATGATAGACGCCCGGCATGGCCTTGGTGCCCTTGGCGGCCTTCCAGTCTATCGGCAGGTCGCCGTTGGAGCACCAGACGACGTACTCGCAGTCGTTCCGGAAGCGCCCCGGCTGGTTTCTGCTGATGCCTTTGTCCCATACGACGACGCCCCTCCACACCCAGCCGGCCATCTGCACGGCGTCCGTCATCGCGGGGAGGTTTCTCCAGTCCACGAACATCTCCAGGATCCCCC